GTAACATTGTTACATGACCTGCATGTAATAAATCAAATGCTGAGCAGGTAAAACCTATTATCATTTTCTTATTTTATTATTAAAATCTAAAATGCTTTCAAATATCTTATCAACACCAAATAGATTCATAAAATGTGTAGTATCTTTAGGTAAACATTTACCACCAAATCCAGCTTTACCATCTGGTCCTGGTGTATCTAAATGTGTAGTAGGATCAATATTATATTTTAGCAAAGCTTTTACATTATTATAATCAATATTATAAGCATTGCATTTTATATTTAATAAATTTGCAAACGTTACTTTCATAGCTAGAAAAGCATTACGTGACATCTTAAACATCGATGCCTCTTTTTGAGTTACTATCTCAATATTACCAAATGTATGATTGGCTAACCATTCAGTAAATGATGATCCACTATTATCACCTATTACATTATCTACTTCTGGTTGAGTTAATTGATCTTCCCATGTAACTTCTCTTAAAAATTCTGGCCATAATACAACATCATCATGAAATAAACCAATTTGATCTGGACCGATTGTTGATCTAATAATTTGTTCACCTTTAAACTCATTATAAACATCCAACACAATGTCTATATCTAGTTCTCTATTTTGAATTAAATTGGTTGGTACACATATAAAACAGAAATCATATTCTTTTTCTGTAGATGCAATCATACCAAGATCTGGATCGTGTATCCATAAATCTATATCGTTAAATTTTTTAAGATATTTTTCTGTAGCTTTACCTACAAATCCATATCCTATTATAACTGCTTTTTTATTCATACTTTGTCCATGCTCTTTCATGCATATAATATAGAACTAATTTAGCAAAAAAATCTATTGACATAATTGCTGTTGCTAGTTCAAACGAGCCGGTTACGTAGTAACCTATTATCCCTGTTGTTACTGTTGCGATAAATCGCCAGCTTCCAGTTTTAAAAAGGGATTTTGTTCTTGAATCCATTCTTCCTCACCATGATATACTGTTGAGCCTTCTAACGCTTTTTGAGCTGCCCATAATGTTTGGTATATCTTTTTCTTACATCCGAAGCCATTATAACCATCGATGTTAGGATCATCCATAACACCTCTCCATAATTCTAATGCTTCTTTAACACTACTAATAGGTGTTTTATCTATATACGGCATTACATTCCCACCTTAAATTTTTCCCAATCAATAGCTGCTTTAAGATTATACCCTCTAGCATTAATTGATCGTACACAATTTTCAACGAAATCTACTTTTTCTTGCTGATAAGCAATCTTTAAAGTTAGATCAATTATATCTTTAGATGAATCGACATAACTAGGAACATCAGCACGTAGGATTTTTAATGGGTTTGGATCCCATCCTAAGTCTAACATTTCATCGTGGTCTAATGTACCATTAAAATACTCATACGATTGACGTTTCAATACTTTAAGATCTTGTTCTAATTTTCTTAAAGTAAGACGTTCTGTTGAATATAATTTAAAGTACTTGGAATGTAGTTTAGATATTTTTAAAGCTTCTTGACCAAGCTCAGTTCTATCTATTTCACAATCTTTAGTCCACAGGTCAAATAATTCATCTAAAGTCATACTGTTATATTATATGAACTTCTAGAATAGAAGTCAACTATATTATTTCTATATTAAATTGCTCATATCTAAATGATGCAACACATTCTATATAAGATATATCACTAGCTCTAAAATCAAAAGCTAGTTCTGATAATGTTGATGGGTAAAGACCTTTAAAATTGACCTTTACATTAGGGTTAGCATTTGAATTATGTATTATTAAAGCACCATCTGAAACTAATTCATCACCACCAACTGGATTTCTTCTTCTATCTTGTTCGGCTAATGCTGCAAACTCACCAAAATTTTCTGGAAAACCTAAAGCTTTAATCCAATTAAATAATTCTAAATAAGATTGCATTTGTTCATCAACTCTAAAACCTATCTGAAATTCAGTAAAGTCAATATGATCACCGTATACAGGTATCTTAACAAATGGTGTTGGTACATCTATATTACCTAAGTTAACAGCAGGTAATAAAACAGATTGAACAAAAAAGTTTACATTGGGTAATTTATTAACCAGAAACGTAAACTTAAGAGGTGATAAAAAATTAAGATTATCAGGCTGTTT